CCAAGATGAGTCGTGTGGGGCTCATTGTGGCAGCAACGGCGCTGTCAGCAGGAGCCTGCTCCTACCTGTCCAGCCGCATGGCTGACAGGTGGTTGAGCGTAGCCAGCGAGAAGACCAGAGCCCAGGCTCTGTGTCTTAAAACTGAGTTTCAGGATGCGGACGTAACTCCGGCACGAGCTGTGGAAAACCATACACACGGCTCGAGCGCGGCAGTCCGCAGCACTGCTTCGTTCCTCATCCAACGCATATCGAACGGCGTGGGAAAGAGGTGCTACTTCCTTCAGGGTAGTGGTGCCGACTTTCGAGCTGGAAGGCTGCACAGTCGCAGTTATTTCTGGCTCAAGGACATTATGTGTCCAGCCACCGTCGCTTCGCCGCAGCCGGATGACGTTCTTGGGATAGTGGATGTTGACTACTACGTTGACATGCCACGCCTCCTTACCCAGTACTTTCAACCGTATCTCATTTATACCTTTGTTCCCAGCCGCGCCGCCCGCGCGCGAGGGGAATACAAGTATTGTTTCCTTGAGGACGGGTCAGTTGAGTATAGGGTCTCGGGGGGAGGGAGCTATCGTCACAAACTGTGGAATTGGGATGGAGACAGCCTCAAAGCTGTCTCTTACTGGTATGGAATTCCGTGGACCTATAGGGGTTACGCTATTGAGAGACGACAGATGGATGATGACCATCAGTTGATCCTCTTGGCGCCTTTGGCCGGAACCAACAACCCATTCACCACCGCGATGGCTCTTTGGAAATTGGACGCTTCCACGTTGAGACGTTTCAATCCCATCTACAAGAATTTCGTCAGGTTCTACGTGAACACAAAAGAAGCATTGATGGTAGCTACCGGGAAACCGCGCTCATATTCAGATTCTTTTGTGCCTGCGGACGTGGACGATTCAATACGTTCCACAATGAAGGTGGTCAGCGGGAAACTGACCTTGGCATCGGTAAAGAGTAAAATGGATGATGGGTGTCCTACGGGAATCGAGAACCATAGAGGCGCCGAGGTATTACTGGAATTCCATCTTGCGGACGTCCAGCAGAATAATGTTGAGACGGTGTCCTTGGTGGACACGGTTCGCAGGTTCCAGTATGTACCTAAGAATGCAGTCCCTGACCCAGAGGCAAAACCAGGTATGGTCGCTTTTATGCGTCCGATCCTAGATGGAGGATTTGTGCCCGACATATGTCGTGGAAACGAAGACAGGTTTGTGGAGGAAAGAGTCAAGAAAATAAAAACAGCAGAAATGCCACTTGATATGTTCACTTTGAATTGCATGAGAGATTTCGTTAGAAAACTGATTCCGACCCCCCACCGTATCTTCCCCAGTGACATTCAAACTGTTTACGAACGCCAGAGTAAGCCCTCACAGCGCGCCATTCTGGCGGCTGCCGATCACGGGCAAAGCAACTCAGTGACTAAACAATTTATGAAACGGGAAGCCTACGGTCAAGTAACTGACCCTAGAGGCATATCACAAATCAACGGTGTAGACAAACGGGACTACTCGAGGTATATCTATGCTTTTGCGGACCATGTACTGAAACCTCAGGCGTGGTATGCATTTGGCAGAACTCCTAGAGAGATAGCCGAGAGAGTTGCCGAGATTTGCAGTGAAGCAGACTACGTGGATCTCACCGACTTCAGCAGAATGGATGGACGAGTTTCCAACATAGCGAGAGAGCTAGAACGTTTGGCGATGTTCAGAGCTTTCGGCCCAGATTATCATGTCGAACTATATGAATTGATGCGGAAACAATGTTTTCTAACAGCAGTTACCGTTTTCAAAATACGGTATAAGACAGAGAATCAACGCTTGTCGGGATCACCTGAGACCAGTGCATTCAACACATTGTTGACGGCATTCATCATGTACATGGCTTTTAGGCGGATGAAAACCCCCCTCGGTAGATATTACACTAGCGAGGAAGCATGGAACAACCTGGGAATCTACGGAGGAGACGACGGCTTAACCGCCGGATTAGACCGTGGAATCGCCAAGGCCTCTGCTGCCGCAGTCGGTCAAAAACTCGACTTAGAACGCGTCCCGAGAGGGAAATTAGGAGTGTCATTCTTGGCCAGACGTTATGGGCCCGACGTTTGGTATGGAGATAGTAACAGCTGTTGCGATCTCAAGAGACAATTGACTAAATTTCACTTAACTGTGAACTTGCCTCAAAACATTCCTCCCTGGAAACGGCTCCAGGAGAAAGCTTTTAGCTTCGCGTTGACCGACCGGAACTCACCCGTCATGGGAGAGTTCGTTCGTAAGGTTCTCGAATTATACCCTTTGAAACCCGAAGAGTTCAAGAATGAACTGGGCATCTGGGGAGTGGAAATGGATGCCGACAAGCAATATCCGAACGAGAACGCCGAGTGGATGGAAGATATCGTTAATACTGAGCTCGCGGACTTTGATCTTGATCATTTCAGATCTTGGCTCCGATCTAGTGATTGCGAATCAATATTCCATCCCCCGAGACTTGCTGAACCGATTCCCCCAAATCCCAAACCTGGTGTTGTGGCCATTGACGGTGACCTCAACGTTGTCAGGCACGTGGGAGACGATGGAGGCAGAGCTACCTCGCCTCCGGCTAAGTCTAATGGAAAGACTGCTTTCCGCCCTAGAAAACCTAAGGCCGAAAGACCCTCGCATCAGGTGAAGAAATAGCGGAACAGCCGACATTGC